TAGGACATTTCAGGCTATAACGCACAATTCTATCCCATATCTTGTATAGTACTTGACAATGGCACACAATATGTGCTATATGTTGGATATGCCAGAGCTAAAGAATCCCAAGCATGAGCAATTCTGCCACGAGCTTCTAAAGGCCCCTACGCAAACCCAAGCTTATCTCAACACAGTCCCTAATGTCCTGCCAGATACAGCGAAGTCTAATGCATCACGCCTGCTTTCTAATGCAAACGTAAAGGACAGGTTTTATGAGTTATTGCGTGGCTCTGGGATCGATCTTCCGCATATTACAAATCGCTTCGGACGCTGGTTAAACGATGACAATGCCCCCGTTCAGTCCTGGGATGCAGTGAAAACAGGTCTTAGGATCTACGGTGTGTTAGATGCAGAGGACAAAGCCTCTGGCATCGTAGCTGTCCAGATCAACATTCAATCCCTAACTAGTGATAACGCAACGACTTAGGCACAATCATTCGCACTATCTGAGTTTTACATAACGTATATTATACGCCAGCACACACACTAACTAGTGATAGCATAAGGACTTAGGATTGAATCAGCCTGTGGATAAGTTAGATGGGGGGGGTGGGGTTGACGGCACGCCCGCTAATGAAGGTACTGGTAGTGAGTATCATCCTTCACCCACATCATTACCCCAAAATCCCATCGATCCGCTAGCGAATAGGCTACCCGTGATAGACGATGCTAGTAATAGGCGTGAGAAGGCATTGGCTATCCTTAAGGCTGGACGAGCGAAGAGGGATGCAAATCGGGCGGCGAAGAAGGCGGCGAAACAAACGTCCGAAAAGGTTGTAGATCCGAAGGTGGAATCGAAGCCTGCTAAGGTTAAGAAGGTATCTACAACGAAACCCAAGCGCATCATTCCTCCTACCCAGATAAATCAAGAGGGGGGGGTGGTTTCACCAAATCCTGCTTTGCGTAGCGATCCGATCCCCGAAGGTCCTATATCTAAAAAAGCCCCGCTTGTCCTGAACTTTGCCCTCTCCAAGAAGCAACAGGAGGCGCTCAACAATCCCGCAAAATTCCTGCTGTACGGCGGAGCAAAGGGTGGCGGGAAGTCCTGGTTCATGTGTGTGTGGGTATTCCTGATGGCAGTGAAGTATCGGGGGAATAAGTTGTTTTTCTGTAGACGGCGCTCGGTGGACTTCACGAATACGACGCTAGAGACTTGGAGGAAGAGTATCCCAGCCAATCTCTACCGCATCAATGAGCAGAAGAAGAAGATTTACATTGATATTACTAAGTCAGTCATTGATTACGGCGGGCTAGATGACCCGCTCGTTGTGCAATCGCTGAACTCAGCAGAGTACGCTCACATTGGAGTCGATCAGGCCGAGGAGGTTGACCAAGACTCCTTCAGTATGTTACGAGGAACCCTCCGTCATCGTGTCGCAGATGGGACTTGCCCGCCGTATCAGATCCGCCTTACTGCAAACCCCGCTCAATGCTGGCTCAAGGACTACTTCATAATGAATCCCGAAGTGGACACGGCCTATGTCGCCGCACTCCCAACGGATAACCCATCTCTCCCCAAGGACTATGTTGAGAACCTTCGACAAGCGTTTAAGCATAGACCTCACCTACTGGAAGCGTATCTCCATGGTTCTTGGGATGATTTAAGCGGGAACGATACTTGTATTCGCGGGAGCTGGATTGAGGAGGCGAAGAAGAAGAAGGTGGATGGGAGAGTCATCAAGAGGATTGTGGTTAATGATCCAGCCATCACTGGGGATGAGAATGTATGTTTCCTCATGGAGCTTGCAGGTAACACCTTCTACAAGGCTGATGAGCTTGTCATTGAGCATCGCAGGCCGATAGAGACTGCGGCACTCATCTCAGCATACCGTAGACGAACTGGGGCGCAAATCATAGCAGTGGATTCCATTGGCATCGGGTCGGGCGTCATTGATGGGCTGAACTCCCTCGATGAACCAATCCTAGCCATCAATTCCTCCAGTAAGCCCACGAATCTGAACGCCCAAGTCCGTTACCAGAATCTACGCGCTCAGATGTGGTGGGAGGCATCAGAGAAGTTTGCTCAGAGCCAAGTTGCTCTTCCTCCTGATGATTTTGAGTTAGCGAAACAACTGGGGACTGTTCGCTTTGAGCCGACCACGACAGGCAAGCTACTCGTCCAGGCCAAAGATGAAATCAAGAAGGCAATCGGGCGTTCACCTGACCGAGCTGACGCATTCATCATGGGGCTATATGCCCTTGACTATGTGAATCGCTTAGACCACCAAGAATACGAATCTAACACCCGTGACCGCGCTGGGTACGGCGTACTCGTCGAACAGCCAGAAAACGAAATGTATGTAGGAGCCGGGGATGATTATTCCGGCTATAACCTTTAGGACTAATGAATGGCTATTAACGATTTGAATCCAGAGAACCTGGAGAATTTGAAGGAAGTAAAGGTAACGCAGGATCTCATCGACTTCGTGGTGCAACTTGACCGTGACATCGAAGAAGAGAAGGGTTACCGGGGTGATTGGGAGAGTCGTATCGACTCCTACACCCGTAAACGCTATGGCATTCGTGCCAAGAAGTCATTCCCGTGGGTGGGATCTGCGAATTTCATTCTTCCTCAGATTGATTCCGATATTAACCGCCTCAAGCCCGCCTATATCAATCTCGCCTACGGGGTGAGTCCTATTGTGACCTTTGAGCCGTTTGGCCCAGAGGATGTGGTGCCAGCGCGTAAACGTGAGTTACTGTTCGATTGGAGGATGCGGACTCAGGTGAAGTTCTTCAAGGAGTATGCGCTTGGCGTGGACTATATGCTTCATGCTGGTTACAAAGTCTATCGGATCGGCTGGAAGTTTGAGACTCGGAAGTATTGTAAGTATCTCGACCTCGCAGACCTAGATCAACAGGTTGTGGAGGCTCTATACCTCCCTGAAGTTGATGATGCGACATTGGCCCAGATTATTGCAGAAGAGATGCGGCCCGATTTAAGTCTTCAGGAAAACGTCGATGAGATCGAGCGGGTAGTCGGAGAATTCCGAGAAGGCAAGACATCATTTGAATTTGAGTTCCTTGAGAAGTCGGAGAACCGTGTGGAGGTGAAGGCGTGTAACCCCCGCGATGAGATCTTCTTCCCTGTGGACACCTGTGAGATTCAGGATGCTATGTTCATCGACTATCGCTTCCATAAGTCCAAGAATTCAGTCCTGCGCGACATGGAGAGCGGGAAGTATCGGGAGTTTGATAAGGATGAGCTGAATGGTTGGACTAAGAGTAACGGGCAGTCTGATTCAGAGCTTATTAAGAATATCCGGGATGGGAAGAATAGTAGCTATAGGTCTGACTCTGACGAAGTTGTGCTTCACGAAGTCGCCACATGGTATGACGTGAATGATGATGGGATTGATGAGAGGGTTCTGATTACTTACCCGGAAGGTTCGCCTGAATCCATCCTCCGCTTCATCGAGGTTCCATACGATCATGGACTCTTCCCATATGTCGTAGTTCGCCGGGAGATTAACGATGCTGAGATTATGAGTTCACGTGGCATCCCAGCCCTCGATGATGACTTCCAGACTGGTATCTCAACTATCTTTAACCAAGACATTGATGCGGGGACAATCGCTACCACCCCAACCGTCGTAGCCCGCAAGAACAGCGTGAAGAATCTCCGCAATCTCCGTTATGTTCCAGGGCAGGTTGTTGAGACTGAGAATGGGGCGGCAGACTACACGGTCACTCAGAACCCGAACATGGGGCAGGCTGGGCGTTTCGCATCCATGCAGTATCTCAAATCTTGGGCGAATGATCGGATCGGGAATACGACCGCCGCAATAAGCCAGACGAATAACTCTCCGGGTAACGGTCCTCAAGGTTCCAAGACAGCGAGAGAAGTTAGCGCCATCGAGAGTAATAGCGGGATGCTCCAATCCATGGATCTCCTCGTCTTCCAGAACCAGATGGTGGACTTGTATTATCAGATCGACTCCCTCTACAACCAGTTTGGGGACGAAGAAGAAACCATGATGATTACCAATGAGAGGAGCTTAAAAGTCTCTCGCCGCGAGATTCAGGGTCGCTTCAACATCATTCCGAATGGACGGCTTGACAACGCAAACCCAGCCCTTCGCGCTCAAAAGATGCTCGCTATGCTCCAGATGTTCATGAATGATCCTTATATTCGCCAGGACGAGATTCGGAAGATTTATCTCGATGAGTATGACGTTCGCATCTCCCAACGCCTCCTCAAGTCTCCTGAAGAAATGCAACAGGAACAGGCCGCGCAACTCCAATCCCAGAATGACCAGCTCCAGACAGCCCTGCTTATGCAGAAGGGCCGCGATAACTTGGAAATTCGCAAAGAGGCCATCTTAGCACCCATCACGGGACGCAAGTACGGCCCCGATCCTGTACCGAAGGAGAAATCAAGTGGCGCGAAAAAAGGGAATTGATGATGCGATCAAGAAGGCTAAGAAAACCAAGGCCGACCAAGCGATTGAAGAACGCCTCGCAGGATGTTCCCGCAACGAAGCTTCCCACATCATCTACGTTGGAGAACTTGTGGAGAGAGTCTTGTGCGGAGAATTTGGAGCTGTCCTCAAGGCACTCACGGCTGGACGCATCTCAACTGAACTTTCAACGCGCGATGGAAGCGTATCGAGCGACCGAAGAATTGGACGCCTAGAGATGGCGAATGATCTCTGGAATGACCTAGAACAATTTGTGCATGACAAGGATAAGGTGCAGGCCGAGTTGCTACAGTCAGGCGAACTCACGACCCAAACCTTTAATTATCACCCGTCTTAGACGGCGCAACACTGGGGAACAAATTCAACCGAAGGGCCGCATCCCTTATAACTGCTGGGAGTCTGGGTCTCCAAATAACCCCTGAATAGGTTGATAGGCCGCTTGGGAGCCTGAATCTCATGGAAGGAATTAAATATGCCCGTGAATGAAGTTAAATTAACGCCCGAACAGAGAAGTCAAGAGAGAGCAGTTCAGGAGCAGGACGAGCAGGTATTTGCTTCCAAACTAGCTGACTCAATGGATTTGCCTTCAACCCTTGCCGTGGAAGTGGACGCCCATATTAAAGAGGCGCGAGCTGAACCCAAAGAAGTTGAAGATGAGTCTGAGGAAAGTGATGACCCTGAAGTTCCCGTGGATGAAATTGAGGCCGCTGAAGCTGAAGGTGAGTCTGATGAATCTGAGGAAGAGGAGAACATTCCGAAGTCGAAGGTGCAGAAGAGATTTGACGAGCTTACTGCTCAGTTGAAGAGATTGCAGTCCGAGCTTGATAAGTCTCGGTCTGAGAAGCCTTCTGCTCCTAAAGATTCTGATGAAGCCCAGCTTGAGAAGATGAGTGAGGCGGAGCTTAAGACCTTGAAGCGTCAGGTGCGTGTTGAGCAGATTAAGAATAGCTCTGATGAATCTAAGGTTGCCCAGCTCATGGATCTTGAGGAGAAGATTGAGAATACGATTCGCACAGCACCTGAGAGATTCCAGCGCAGTCAGGTTGAGAATTTCAATATCGCTGTAGCGGAAACCGCAGAATCAATCCCGTCCTTCGATAAAGTGAAGGGTGAGATCTTTAAGCACGCCAAGGCCATCTATGATTCAGCGCCCGAGCTTCATAACTCAGTCCGTGGTCAGGAACGCGCTTGGCGTTTTGCTGTCGATCACTATCAGGCTTTACAGAAATTATCTGAAGGCAAATCCACAAAGAGTGAGTTAGAGAGACAGGTGAATACCTTGAAGAAGAAGATTAGCGTTGATACGAGTACGAAGAAGGGGACGCAACAGCAAGACTCTGATGCCTCGCTTAAACGCAAGGCTATCTACGGTACTGATGCTGATAAGGCACGCTTCCTGAAGACCCGTATTAACACGCAGAATCTTGTCTCTGATGATGTTCTTGATGGTTTGGGACAACGATAGGAGTACCGAATAAATGGCAACACAACCGACAGTCAATACATATTTACAGAAGGGTAACAGGGAGTCGCTTGCTGATGAAGTGGCGGCGCTGTATCCCGATGAAGTTCCTTTCTTTGCGATGTGCGGGAAAGTTAAAGCTACCGCCCGTACGCATGAATGGATGACGGATGGACTCGCTACGACCTCCCGTACAGGCATCAAGGAAGGCGCGGATCTTAGTTACACCGCCCCCTCGATGCGTGTGCGTAAGACGAACTACACGATGATCCGGCTCCGCAATTTCGATGTTACATTCACACAGGCCGCTGTTGATAAGGCTGGTGTGCGTGACGAAGTTGCGAATCAGGTTATGAAGGCGATGAAGAGTCTCCTGCGTGACTATGATTCAGTGTTCCTGTGGTCAACCATCGCTACAGCTGGTGCAACTGGCGTTGCTCGTCGCTCTGCTGGTCTTTTCAGCGTAGTCGTTACGAACACCGCTAAAGGTACTGGTACAGCGTCCTCAGGTCGCATCCAGATTACTGAAGCGAACGTCAATATCGTCCTCCAGAAAATCTGGGATCAGGGTGGAAATCCTCGCGCCCTCTTCACTGGTGGTTTCTCCAAGCGTGTCATCTCTCAGAAATTCACAGCAAAGACCGGATTTAGCTGGAACATCGAGGCTTCTACTCGTACAGCCATCCAGAACGTGAATAAGTATGAGGGTAGCTTTGGAACGGTTGACGTTATTCCTGACCGTAACATGATGGCTTCCCGCGTAGCTATCGTCTCCCCTGATATGGCGAAGATTGCAATTCTTCGTGATATTCAGCAGTACAAGGGTGCGGCGACAGCTAGCTCCATCAAGGGCTGGGTTGAAGGTGAAATGTGCTTGCAGTATGGAAATGAGAAGGCACATGGACAGCTTCGCTGGCTCCGTTCTACTGGTGCGATTGCCTAGTAATTAGGTTCTCCCCACAGGTTTCGCTGGTTCCTGTAAAAAAACCAGCAGTAGTACCTAACGCATGGAGAGTTGCTTGGATTCTAGTCACTTGAATAATGTGATGAGAGCGGAAGCGGTAAAGGATGTGATTGCCGCGCGTCCTGGCATCGAGCGTGATCCCCTCGACTTCATTCGTGCTGTGGGCAAGAAGTTCCTTGAGAAGCAGGTGGAGAGGTTCCCCGAAATCTGTGAGATCGCCCGAGTCCAGAACTACATCGCATGGCAGAACATGGAGAGGTATGGGAATCGCGGGAAGTATACCGAGTCCTATGGGTGGTCGCAGGATGGAACCTTCCAATTTGAATATCAGATCCCAAATGACCTCTACCTCTTCATGGTGAATGTGGTGTACCGGGAATTTTGGGACGGAAAAATCTGGCGCAAATTTATGAAGATGGTTTGTGATGGGGTTGATGCATACGAGTGTTTAGCGTTTGCGAAGTCCTATTACGGGCATGGGGTTTACAACATAGAGAAAGGGGAGAAACTTGGGACTGACAATTCAGCCATTAGCATCTCGTAAGGTTATCGAGAAGGCAATCTTCAATCAGAGATTCGTCGTGGAGATTTGCGAGAAGGTGCATATTCACTATCGGAATCTCCGGATTCTTCTCTCCCTACAGGACTTTCTGGAAGTTGCCCGTGGTATGCGGGATAGCCTGTCTCGTTGGGAAGCGCAGGGCAGACCTGAGCCGAAACAAGGGACTCATATCGAGTTGTGCAGGAAGCAGGTTGCTCAGTTTCCTCTCTCTCCAGACTCCCTCGCCATCAACCTTAATAAGAATCTCTACTTGGAGAATGAGGGGAAGATATTTGCGGATGGCGCAGAGCTGGATGAGCCTCGTTATATTCATCTCAAGGTGCGTGATGTCCGTCTGGAGTTGACTCTGGATGAATTCAAAGAGCTATCGGATGCCGTAATCGAAGCGAAAGGGAAGCTCGATGAGTAAGTGTTCACACTCTTTCCCAACCGATCATACAGGCGTCATTAAGCCCTGCAAGCACTGTGGACTCCTCTGGATGCAGTTCTGCATGGAATCTGAGGAGAAGGCATGATTGCGGTTCTTGTCCCATGTTTTAAGCGTCCCGAATATACCAAGATGTGCATGGATGCTCTCAAGGCATCGCGCGGATACCTCGCTAATCAAGTTCATTATTATCTGGTAGATGATGGGAGTTGTGATGGGACAGAGGACATTCTTAGGGCTTCGGGCCTCGCTCACCTCCTCACAGTCCACAAGGAACCAACTGGCCTTCGTAATGTCATCATCGAGTTCTTTAATCAGACGAAGCATGGGGGCTACACCTATCTCGCCAAGATGGATAACGATTGCGTAGTTCCGCTCAACTGGATCGAGCAACTTGTTGAGGAGCTTGAGGCAAGCGGTATGGATATTGTGAGTCCCAATGTAATGCCATCGAACGCCGCATTCGTACATGGGAGAGATGGGGATAGGGTGCGCCCCTCTGAGATTGTTGGCGGCCTTTGGTGTATGAGGGCTAGGCTCCTCAATGGCATCTCATTTGAGTCATTCGGGCCTAACGGAATCTCTGGCGCATTTAACGTAATCAAGCAGATCATCCTTGAGAGTGAAGCTAAGGTTGCATGGGTTCCCGGCGTCACGGTTGGCGACATTGGGCATTGGAGTGGGCAACACCCAGACCATATTAAGTCAGAGGATCATCAAGCTTATTCAGCACTTGTAGGGAGGCCGATTTCATGGGGAGTGTAATTGTCCGTGTGGACGATGTGAGTCCGAATACCGATATGGCTGAGCTTAACGATGCGGCGAGACTCCTCAGGGACGAACTTGACGCTAAGGTAATCTACGGAATCAATCTCTTTGCGAAGGCCACGAAGCTTGGGTCAGTTTACCCAGACCTACCCATGCGTGGTCGGGAATTCTCCTACTTCTGCGATGTGGACCGCCTCTTCGACCCCTATATCCCTCGCTTCGTCAAGGTCGCATCTCACGGCCTAATCCATGCAGAACACGGGAAGTTAAGCTACGAGACTCAGCAGTTCAGCATTCTAGTGTCCTGTTCCTATCTCAAGACCAAGACCTTCATCCCGCCCTTCATGTCTTACAACGAGGATACGAAGGCGATCTGCAAAGCTAACGGCATCGAGCTTATCGAGGGTGCTGGCTGGGGAAACATGGAGAACGAAGCCTTCGACAGCTCCCACAAGCAATGGTACTTCCACCCGTGGAGAATGAATATCGCAAGCATAAGGAAATGGGTTAATGCCAGCAAAGTCCCTGTATAGCTACAGCGATACACTCTATGCGATTCTGGATGCCTTCCGTCCTCGCTCAGTCTTTGAGTGGGGGCCGGGGACAAGCACCCAGATTATGGCACTGCATGGGTGTGCCGAGGAGCTTACGAGCGTGGAGCATGAGAAGGCATTCTTTGATGTTGTGGATCGCATGAGGCTTCCCAATGTACGTCTCCTCCATCGCCCCGACATGGATGGGTATGTAAACGCTATCACAGAGTCAGCCTATGACATGGTGTTTGTGGATGGAAGAGATCGCACTAGATGTCTCAGTCTTGCGAAGGTCTATACGAAGTTAGTGTTGCTCCATGATGCGGCCCGCTCAGATTACCGTGAAGCTGTGGACTCCTATCGCTTTCAAGTTTGGACAGATGAGGGGAATACGGTCGCTCTCACAGATGATGCAGAGACTTATACTCGCCTGATGGAATGCCTTCGCTCTCTTGAATGCGAGAAGCCAAATCCTGAGGTAGTCCGCATGGTTGGTCACTCACTTGTAAAAGGGGAGGTGTTTTAGTGGCTCGTATTGGAATTCACCAGCCTAACCTAGTTCCCTGGCTTCCGTTCTTCCACAAGATGCAACAGAGTGATGTGTTTATTGCAATGATTCACTGCCAATTTGAGAAGAATGGTTTTCAGAACCGCTGGAATGTGGGTGAGGACTGGATTACGAAGCCTGTGGTTGGCGGGACTTGCAGTATCAAGGAAAAGTTCTACACGGATGGGAACAAGCTCATTGATGTGAATATGCCGCTGATTCTAGGGTTTGCGAAGCTCCTCGGGATCAATACGAGCAAGATCCACTATGACTTCCCGACGGATGCGAAGGGAACTGACCGCATCATTGAGATTTGCAAACGCTTTGATTGCGATCAGTACCTGACAAACCCTGATGCAACCTCCAAGTACCTTGATGAGAAGGCGATGAATAATGCAGGGGTAGAGGTAGTGGCCTGCGAGATGCCCCCAGAATACCGCATCTCCCTATTTGAAGCCCTTGAAGAATGGGGCGTTGATGGTTGCAAGAAGATTATTCAGAAGGATTGGGGGCGTTGCCAAGCATGAAGATACCGCGCGAATATCGCTCAGACCTCGCAGAACGCTTCGACCTCATCGCCGCTAACCAAGATTTCTTCGGGAAGTCGGTCATCGACATTGGCTGTGCGAATGGCTACTTCCTTGCTCGTCTCATGCAGGTTGGCGCACTCTCTGTAATCGGCATCGAACCCGATGAGCAATACAAAGGTGATTGGATTGTGCGCTCTATTGGCGACGTAACTGGCTCCTACGACATCTGCCTATACCTAGACCTCCACTATCACGATGGCATCAACTATTTCCCGTGGATCAAGAAGAATGCGAAGGTGCTGTTCGTGAGTCCTTCGGGAGCGGGGAAGAACAATATGCTGGAGGAGGATTTGATGGCTACTTTTGGGAATCATAAGAATCTTGGGACAAGTGCGTATGCAAACAGGAATCTCTACAAGGTGAACATTTGAACTCGATCAAGCAGTTCTTCAGTTACATGAATGATGTTGGGTTTCCGTATGTTGTCCTCCGTAACTGGGAGAGGCTTCCCTATGATGTAACGCTAGGTGAACACAGCGATCTTGATTTGCTGGTCTACGACTTCGCTCACTGGAAGGAAATATTCCCAGAGGCGAAACCTGAGTACGGATACCCGCGCGTTCGCTTCAAGGTTCCCATTGATGATAGCTATATCTATGTGGATGTTCGGCATATCGGGGATGATTATTACCCTGAGGAATTTGAGAAGGCGATACTGGCTACGCGAGAGTGGAGCGAGAGGGGCTTCTATACTCCCAACCCCATTCACCACCGCATTGCCCTCGCTTACCACATCGTCCATCACAAAGCTATGATTAGTGATAATTACCGCCGTTACATCGGGAATGCAAGTATTGGAGAGTTACTGGAATCCCTCAAGGCATCTAACGTAGGCTGGATTACACCTAAAGATAAGTCAGTAGGTTCATTTAATGGTTACTGGAAGGGCGCAACGTCCATCGTGCATAAGGACGGTTCCCGCATCAAGAAAAAGCAGGTCAGCTACACGGAATACAAACTAATTGAGAATGAGTATCGCATCCTCACAGACCTAGATTCCCCCCACTTCCCGAAGGCATACGCTCTGGATACGGATAACCGGGAGATTGAGTTAGAGGATTGCGGAGTGCCACTCATGGAGAGTCTGCCGGATGACTGGAAATTTCAGATGGCTGAGATTGCGCGGCTCCTCAAAGATTCTGGCGTTACCCACCGGGACGTGAAACTCGATAACCTCATGGTGAAGGATGGGGTGATTAAGCTCATCGACTTCGGCTGGGCAATCAAAATAGGTGAGACTGACGCTAAGGAAGTCCCGTCATGCCTAGGCTTCCCGAATAAGCCATCCTGGGGATTCGATGACATTTACTCAATTAACCGTGTAATCAAACAGATCGCTTTTGAACTTGAGGAAAGGGAACAAGTAGCATGAGGATAATGGGAATTGAACGAGATGACTCAGCCTGTAATTTCTACCGCATTCTTTCACCACTCAACAACATCCTAGACCAGAATCTGGCTGACGTTGCAATCGTTCATCAGAGGGATATTGGTGGGGATCGTGCGCTACAGATTGCTCTCGATGCTGACATTATCCTTTTCCAGCGCCCCGCCAACGAAGAATGGTTAAACTTTATCAAAGCCTGTCGCAAGTTTGGTAAACATATCGTCAGCGACTATGATGATGATCCATTTAACACAAGCCCCCTGAACCCATTCTATCAGTATGTGGGAACTGAGCCTGTGGAGTACACATGGCCAGATGGAACCAAAGAAATGCTCTGGTCTGAGGAGATGGTAGGAAGCACAGGCTCCAAAATCTTCAATGTGGAACGCAATATCGCATTCCGCGACCTCTTTCGCCTCAACTTCAAGAAGAGTGATTTGGTAACCACTACAACGCCCATCTTGCAGGCCGAATTCAAGAAGATTACGCCGAATGTTGCTGTACTCCCGAATCTGATTGACCCAACCTTCTGGCCTCAGATTCCAGATTTCAATAAGCGTGAAGTTCGTATTGGTTGGCAGGGTGGATTCAGCCACTATGAAGACCTCTACGAAATCATCCCTGTAATTAAGAGAGTCTTAGATAGACACTCCAATGTGAAGTTCGTCTACTTCGGCGACCAACGCTTCCGTTCAATCTTCAAGGATTGCGATCAGAACAAGATCGAGTGGCAGGACTGGGTTCATCACGAGACTTACCCTTACAAGATGACGCTTCTGAATCTCGACATCGGCATCTGCCCTCTGACGGACAACCACTTCAACTGGACGAAGAGCGCGATTAAGTGGATGGAATACTCCATGCTCGGCATGGCAACAGTAGCGACAAATATCGAGCCTTATAAACCTGTAATTGAAAATGGAGTCACGGGGTTCCTCGTCAATGACCACAAAGAATGGGAAATGGCCCTTGATGCTCTCATCGAAAACGCTCCTCAGCGCCAAAAGATGGCAAAGCGGGCTTTCATGGACGTCATGGAGAACCACAATATCCAGAATAAAGCACACCTCTGGATCAAAGCCTACGAAGAACTCCTCAGACCGAAAGAGATAATGGTGTAAGCATGGCATTAACATTTGGGAATCAGCAGACCCTTCTAAGCGTTCTGCTTGGTGATAGTAATACTGATACGAGTGATGCGTTTCCTCTGGCGACCCGCAAACTCTTCCTGAACCTTGGAGAGATGCAGTTCTGCAAGGATACGAAGGCGATGTGGGCTAAGGCGACCGGGACAATCAGCGGGACTCAGTTGGCGTTTCCCTCAGACCTCTTGGAGCCAATCGCTCTCATCGTGAATAACCGGGATTTATGGAGCAGTAATCAGACGAGTGTGACGGAGAATGAGAGGTATTATTCTTCGGCATCCTCGACTCCCTCTGTCTACGTTACGCAGGAGAGTGGAACCCGCTACTTCAACTTCTATGGCTCATCGAATGGGCAAGGTTACACGCTTCATTATGTGAGGAAGCCGACTACGGAACTCAGCGATGACGCCGACCTCTCAATCATTGAGGATCAGTTTAGACCAGCCCCTGTCTACTGGGCGGCGAGTGAGTTGCTCCAGCAATCCGGGAAGAACTCGATCTCTGATAAGTATGCGGCTAAGTATAACAACTATGTTCGGGATGGTGAGAAGTTTGCAGAGCTACTGCGTCTCAACCTCTCCTTCGCACAGCCCGATGTCAACATGGTGGATTCGGGTGAGCGTGACGTCGCAGGTGGCGGTTACTAATGGGTAATCAGCAGAGTAATACGAGGGTACTCGATGGATATGATTCGCCAGAGGTGGTGTTAGAACTTCTCTCCTTCTCAGGGGGCGAGAACACGATCTCGGAAGATCAGGCCATGAAGTCGAATGAGGCTAGAGTCATTGAGAACTGGGAGGCTACGAGTCTCGGGGGCATGGAGAGGGCGAAGGGCTTCAACGAGGTTGCTGATGGTTCCACAACCTACACAGCCGCTCCCGACCTCCTCATACAGCATAAGGATGCGGGTGGAACTGCGCTCTACGGAATTATTGCGGGTGATCTTGTCGTGAAGTCTAGTGCGACGATTGCCCAGGAGGATGCAACCGCATTCACAAGCGGGGTACTCACTCATGGATTCAGCGATGAGGACGGAAAACTCTGGGTAACGAATGTATCAGACAATATCAAGTATAAGACGGTTGGTAATGCGATTGCGACGCCATCCGACTTAATCCCCACAGCATCAGCTCGGCTCTATGTCCACAAGAATCGCATGGTGTCGGATGGGTCAGCGACTTATCCATACAGAGTATACGGTTCTCGAACAGGAAAGGGGAACTGGACAGCGGCAGATGCGTGGGATTTAGCGAATGATGCGTGGAGCATTGATTTACCTGAAGCTACGCAAGGGTGTGTTCCTAACTTCCCAAGCGGTAATGAGGTTCTGGTATTCACTAAGCGTAATGCTTATGCACTCTCCGGCTTTCCGAATACCGCTTATCGAGCAGTGAGTTCTCCAGGTCGTGGATGCTCTGCCCCCTATTCGATTGCCCTTGGCGATGAGGGAGTCTACTTCGTGAGCGAGTACCCGACTCTCGGCGTATTCCTCTATGACGGCGTCAACTTCACAGAGCTTACCCAGTTCAACAAGGATGTGAGTGTTGAGCTAATCGACTTCTCCAAGCGCATCTACGGGATCTATAGGAATCGCAAGTATTACCTTCTCTACAATGAACTGAATAGCGGTGTCAGCTATCCGAATCGCATGAGAATATATGATGCTAAGTTCGGGCGCTGGATGAATAGGCCGACAGCATCAGCACTCTCTGATTTCTTTGGGTATCCCGCGCTCCTGAAATACTCTAACAATGAACTGTATGTGGCCTCATCCAAGCAGGACAAAATCTATGAGCTTGAGACGGATGATGATAGCGATGAGGGGCAGGCAACAGCGGCAGTGTATACGACAAAGGATTTCTCATCCCGTGACTTCGCTTCTGCGGCGGGCGGCCAGTTCCCTATTGACGATGTGAAGATTAAGCTCCTCAAGATGACCGTGACTTATTACGGGACAACTGGGGCGCTTGGTTTCCAGTGGAGTGCGGATCGTGGGTTGCATAGCGGCTCTAAGACCATAACGCTCACAGCTAACGGGGATACGTTAAACACATCCTTCACTGTGAATACATCTCTCGTGGTTACTAATCCTCCTGACCGATCAGTAACAGTCCCATTCAGTAACGATGCCGTTGGGCGTCGATTCAATTTTCAGATAACAAACAGTGGCTCATCAACACGCCCCAAGATCAAGAAGATTAAGATTCTTGGTATTGCGGTGGATGAAGCTTAAGGAGAATTTGTGGCATATCCAAGTGATCTTGTAAGGACGAAAAACTGGGGGACAGAGGTGCTTACTGACTCCGACCTTGAAGGGCAGTTTGACCTCATTATTAACTGGGTGATGGCGGC